GTACATATAAGCTTGTAAGTCATAAGAGTATTTATCTGCTGAATATCTAAATTCATTTAATCCTGTAGTAGTTTTTAAATCTATTATTTGATTGCCTCTTAAAATATCTGCTTTGGCTCTAAATGGTATTCCATCTATCATTGCTACTTCAGGTATTTCAAATTCAGCACCCATAAAATATGCGGTAGCTTCATTGTTCTTTAGAATTGCATCTGCTAATCTTTCAGCGTCTCTTAATTCGTTTGTAGTGTAAACGTTTTGCTTTTCTTCTACTGCAAGTTTATATTCTTTTGCTGCTTTAGTTTTACAATCTACAAATGTAAAGTCATCTATCTTATTAGGTTCTAATATAAGTGTATGGAATAGTTTACCATCTCTTAATGGTTGCGTTTCTGCTTGTCCGTATTTTGTAACGTACTTATATGTTTTAGGGCTTTTAAGCACCATCTTTAGACTTGAAGATGATAATGCTTGTTTACCTAAATAACCATAGTAGAAGTCATCATCGTACATATTATCTAATAGCTCTTGTTTATCCCAAATCTTGTTATCGAATGTTTTAATTTTTTCTTGCATCTTGTATAATTAAGTTATAAATGTAATAATAAGTTTGTTTATCTCTTTCTATTGAATCTACTATATCTAACATTTGTTCGTCTGTTGCTTTAAAATATATTGAATAAGCTTTTTGCTGTTCTCTTTCTAAAGTTTCTATAATAGACCTAATCTTTATTGTGGCATCTTCATTCATTATTTAGTTCTTTAAATGAATTATACCATTGCTCAAATGTAATTGGCCTATATGCTGAACTACTAAACTGAAAGTGCATATTTTGACTTGAAGACTTCCAAGCAGTTTCTAAATCATCTTTAGTATACATTTGTTCTTTTTGATATTCTACTCCTGCTTTAAAAGCTTTTTGTTCTGCATTATAAATTTCTAAATCTTTCATATTATCTAATTTTAATGTTATTTAAGTTTTCCATTGTTTCTTCGATATTAAGCACTTTATTTATCTGTTCAGCATAATAGTCTGATTGATTCCAATCTTCGCTTAAAGCGTTTAATACTGATTTTAGTTTAAGTGCTGCGTAATCGTTTTCTAATGTTTCTAAAACGTAGATTACATTTTCTAATTCTGTTTTGATTTCTTGCTTTGTCATTTTGTTTGGTTTTAATGTTGAAACAAATATAAACAACTTATTTACATTGTGCAAGTATTAACATAATTTTAACAAAAAAAAAGAGTAGCTAATTGCTACCCTCTAATTTTAGTTTTATAATCTTTCTATAAACTGCGTTTACTCTTTCACTATTTAATCCCCTGTTATAGTTAAATTTCATTATACGCAATATTCTTTGTAGTGCTGATTGTTTCATAGTTATAGTCTTTTAAGTTTCTCGAGATACAACAAAGCATCCATTAATTCTTCGGAGATGTGGGTAATCCATTCATCTCTTGTTAAATCATCTCTATCCATTGTAGTTCCGTATTTCTTTATTCCTACTTCACTACGTTGTTTAAACTTATTAATTACTGATTGTACTACACTATCTTTTACTTGTGCTTCAATCCATTGTGACATTGTGTCTTTTACTTTCATATTTTCTTTAAATTTTTTATTACCAATTCATAAACTTGTATTTCTTTTTTTAATTCACACCATTGCCAATCCGGTATATATATTTTTTCATCTTTTAAAATATTATTATTTTCTATTACTATTGATTGATAATTTTCAATTAAATTTTTAATGTATTTTTCTTTATCTTTCATATCAATTTGCTTTGGTTAATATATAATTCCATTATCTTTTTAGTTGCTTCGTATTCGTTAAATTCTACTTTCTTATTGTTTTCCTTTAAATATATTACATTTTTATAATCACTTGGAATATACTTAACTATGTAGAATCTTTTGTTTGTATTTGCTTCTAATGAATAAGCTACGTTTCTTTTAACACAATACACCATAGCATCTACTTCTTTATAGTTTGCTTGATATATTTCTATTTTACGTTTAGCCATCTATCCTTAAAAATTCAGCGTTACCATATTCAGCAAACCATTCTTTGTTTTCGTGGTACTTTTCAATAACTGCATTAATCATTACCAGTTCGTCTAAATCTGATGTGGTTAACTTTGTAGTTAAATCTTCAATGCTGCGCAAAATATTGGTAGTCATTTCGGCATCAGTATTGTATATCTTTCTATACTCGTCATAAACTGTAGTTTCCAAGTGGTTGTTTACTTTGTTTAGTAAATGCTTTAAAGCGCCGTTATATTGCTTTGTGAACCTTAAATTTTCATTGCACTCTAATAATAATTGCGATAATAATACGCTTTTTAAAAATTCTAATTGGATTGGATTGTCTTTCATAATTCGTTTAATTTTAATGCTTCGTTAATTTCTAAATATGTAACTTCTTTTTCTATTCTTTGTGTGTTGTAAAATTGTGTAGTTGCTGGGTTTTTATTGTTTATTTCAAACGTTGGGTGTATCTTGTGCAAGTTAAAACTAAATACTCCCTCTGGTGTTGAATTAATATAAATTGGTATATCTAAATGCTTTTCACATTCTTCTATCATTGCATCATATTTTTTCTTTTCAAGTAGTAGTGTTGGGTAATGTTTTTTCCTGCATTTAAGTTCTATGCGATGCCCTGCAGTGGGACTATAACAATCCCACCTTGACATCTGATTCTTTGATTTAACTAAATCAGGGTAAACATTTGAGCGTAAAAACTCAAATAAGTCAGCCTCGTTCCAGTTAATCATTCACTTTGTATTCGTTATAAACTTTTCTTAAATCAGAAAGTGTATCCCTCCAACAAGAACTACAACTTGAATGTTCTAACTTTACATTAAAAACCCTATCATAAATAGCAGATATTGTCCATTGTTCATTTGGTGTTAAACTACCCTTTGTAGGCTTTAAAAATTCAGTTAGCATATTGTAGTCAGCTTCGTTTAAACAATTAACCTTTTTTCTGTATGGTATTAGGTTGTTTAATATTGCTTTACGTTCTTCACATTTGCAGTCAATACCCGTTGCTTTTGTAAATACTTCTACTGCAGCTTTTATACCAGTTGCTTCAGTAATTTTTTCAATCGTGTCGCCTAATCCTTTTGAAGGCGCTTTTGTTCTTGCTTTTGCCATAGTTAGTAAATTGAATTATAATCGTTAGTAATAAATTCTTTATAGTTGTCTTGAAACTTTTCTTTTAAAATAGCTTTGTGATTCTTTAATGAATGAAATATTGAAATTAAACTAATACCAGTTTCTTTTGAAATATCACGCATACTTAAATCAGTATCCCTATATAGTTTAAAAAGCTTTCTGTCGTACCAGTTCCAGTCTTTTATTTCATCATCAATTAGCAAACATATTTCGTTATATGCTTTGTGTTCTTCTATGTTTGAATCATCAAATAATTCCCAACACCCATCAACGTCTACTTTGTTTACCTTTTTCTTTTTGTTATAGTACTGGTAAAATAAAGAACGTAAAGTAAAATACATATATCCTTTTCTTACTTCACCATTACTGTCTAAAAGTTTTTCAGCATCAGCATATTTCCATAACGCTATATAACTTTCTTGAACTATGTCTTCGGCATAATCAAATTCCCCAAACGATTGAACAACCTTAATCCATTCTTGGTGGTGTTCGGCTACTTTTCCAAGCCATTGGTTACTCATATGTAGTCCAAATTATTGTAAAAGATACAATTCCTAAAAGAACTTGAATAGTATGTTCTGTTTCTTTTTCAAATTGTTCTGGGTTGTATAACCAACCAACCATAAAACCAATAACTGGGCTAATAATTAATTCACCTCCGTACCTTTGTATGGTCATTAAAATAATCCATACCGCTGCTGCAATAGCAATCAAAATTGTAATCATATAAATAGTTTAAATTAATAATCAACTTTTCTTTTCTGATTACTTTAAACTAATATTTTTATAGGTATAACTTTGCGTCAATTACACCAAACTTTTTTTCTACTTCTACTGGCCTAACTTGAAAGTTAACATAGACGTGAGTTAAATTTTCATCTTTCTTATACATATTCTTAACTGCATCAGCTACATCAGTAAAATGTAATTCATTTTCTAATTCAATTAAATCTTCTATTTGTTGTAGCTTTAAAAGCATTTCTTGCACTAAAGAAAACATTACTTTGTTGTCACAAAATACCAACCCTGTTCTTGATGCTGATGTTTTTAATTCTTGTATTTGGTTTTTTATGGTAGTTTTCATTTTGTAAATATATTTAAAAGTTATTAACAATTTAAAAAAGCTCTATTTGATTGCTTTGTTTTTTACTTACAATACCTAAAGCTATTTCAAATATAGTTCTACCTGCTTCATAATCTAC